GGGACCTCAGCGCGAGGTCTTTAGTCTCCAGCCGGGTATCGCAGTACTGCACTAAACTTGGTAGGGTTTATCCCTCCTACTAGTCCAGTACACCTGCGTTACCCCCCAGCGTGCGTGTGAACGATTCACGACCGATCTCGTCGGACCAGTTTGGATAAAGTGCGATAAACGCGAGGTCCTTCTCGTCTAAGGGCTTCGGCAGCTTGCTGCCGTAGCGCTTTGGCGTCCAGAGCTTTGCGTTCTTCGCTATGGCCTTGGAGGTCTTCCCGCCTCCATCTCTTACAGTCGGGTTTAAGGTCCTCAGGTCCACGTTTGCATCGAACAGCAGGTCTATACATTTTAGACCCACTGCGTCGTTGTAAACTGTGGTCCCGAGCCCCTTCACCGAAGTAAAGATGGGACTAGGAAGGCTATCCGCGGCCAGCTTCCAAGTACTCCATGACGCTTCCTTGTGTGCTAGTGATATAGGCCGCCTTTTCGCCCAGTTGAGCAGTATCGCCCTGGCTAGACGTAAGTCTAGCTCGGACGGTGCTCCCCACTCGCCGATTGGTAGTCCTATACCCCCTAGCCACTCCGGAATATACCATGGTAGTCTGGTCTTCTCGAGGATGTCCCGATGACGCTCAATGAATTCCCGCATGACCACCTTCTTGCACCGGTCCGGTGCCAGTCTGGCCAGCTCCCTTGCCCTTGTGCCGATATTGCTACGTGGATCATCTTGGTCGTTGAGACCGACAGATGTGCCTGACCTTTTCAGTCCGGTCATCAGTCCGATGTTCACGTAGCGAGTCTGCTTTAGGGCTGTATGTCTTGCGATGCGTCTCCCGTCAGGTCGGGTGTAGGTTATCTCGAAGGGGTCCTGCTTTCGCTCGAAGTTTGTCGAATTGATATTCACAAAGTTCTTGCTAAAGTAGGTTTTCCCTACAGATTCCTCCAGTCCGACCCAGCGTGTGATGCGTTGCCAGATGCCATACAGTGCTTTTGGACCGCGTAGTGCACAGTCATCGCCGTTGATCATTAAAGGCGCATCGGCCAGGGTGTAAACCCTGCCCGTCGCTACCTCTAGTGCCCAACGACAGACTGCGGCATTTGCGATACAGAGCACAGGAAAGCTTGCTATACTGCCCATTAACTGTCCTGTCGTCTGTGGCCTCCCGTCTTCGAATATATGCCCTGTCAGCGCCCGAGTGAATAACTCGGCCTCTGTAGGCGTAAATCCTAGACACTTGGCTAATGCAGATGACACTGCGTTACTTACCCACGACTTTAGGTTGTCGGTCGCTGCTTTAAAGTCCCCGGATAGATAGTACTCTCCTGTTTTCAGGTTGAGTCCCATTCTGTCTAGGACGTATTGTTCAGTGACTGGCTCGCCTATGAGTCGGAAGGCTGGGTGACGCCTGAGTCTTCTATGGATCGTTTTCCATAAAGACCTCAGGACGGTTTGTAGGAAGGGTGGTCCCTTGGTTATCATTCGCGTCTTGAGACTTTCAGCAAGCGCTACAGGCGTTACATGTGCTACTTCGGCTTTGGCTGCTTTTAGGAGCCTAAACCAGAGTTGCGCGTGACTCGCCTCCATCGCTATGCTGTCTATCTCATTGAACTCCTCTTCGATTTCATCATCGGTTTCGTTCACCTTTGTGTGTCTTACTGTAATGTGCCCCCCCGGCTTTCTTAATCCCCTCAAGAGTTCGGGATGCCGCAGGATTACTCCTACGGCGCCTCCCTTCTTCCTTGAGTTGATGTAGTTAGCTGAGGTGCTAGGGAAGAACGGCTTTAGTCGTTCGGTCATCGTTATGGGACTATCTGTCCCGAAGATCTCTTTCACGGTCCTCTCAAGTTGTCGTATTACCGACTCCTTGTCGAGCACCAGATCGATACTCTTCGGATAGACGTCCTCTAACTCTGACCAACGAACAAGAAGTTCATCCTTAGGGTCACTTTTGGGTTTTCCGGTAATGTGTTCCAAGAACTCGCCTACCGCCTCCTTCAGCATTTCTGCTGTAGGTCGCGGCATGCCCTTCTTTGACTGAAGAACGGACTGCAGGATCTCACTTCGGTGATTTCCTTTCAGCTTGTTCCTCAACCACCTACTAGCGCGTCCTCCAAGTATGAAGTTCGGTTTATCACCGAGCTTCTCACTGAAAGGACAGGGGGGGATAGTCTGTTCTGTATGGAAGGAGTAGAACGCAGCGATTTTATATTTCGCCACGCTCATCCACTTCCCACAGTCCACGACTAGACTCTCCCAGTGCTCGTATGTAGTCTTTAGGTCCACAACCCCGGTTAGCCCAAATGATCGGCAAACCAACAGTAGCGAATTGACACACTCTTGCACGCTTTGCCTGACTTTCGCGGTCAGGGGAGACTGCTCTACCAGCTGGGACTCGCTCGTTTTCATATTTTCTTCGGAATTTGTGAGCTCGTCCAGAGTCGCGCGTATTTTGGTATTCATGTTAGAT